TTCAGTCAGTTCCTACTTGAGCCAAACGGCTCGAGTTCGGTTCTCTCAGAAAGGTCGAAAAGGATTAGAAGATAATTCTAAGTCCTTTTCGGCTTTAATTGAGAGAGCTCTATCCCGCTTCAATGGTATGGTCTCCAGAAATGGAGGCCGCCCACTAATCGGCTTCCTTATTAGGAATGTCGCTTGAGTGGGTGGTCGTCTTTCACGGTCTCGTTGTGCTATGATCGCTATCTTCGTTAAGAAGTGCCATCATCTTCACAAGTCGGAAGGTATGAAAGGACTGGTCCTGTACCTGAAGACATCTTACGTGCTGATCCAGCAAGCTGTAGCAGGATATATTGTCGAAGACCTGACTCCTCTCAAGCGTAGAGTTCGTAGGGACCGAAGCGGTTTTCCACTTTGAATCCCTCGACTCCAACGCTCAATGATGAGGAGAAAGGATATCCGAACAATCCGTTTTTGGACAACTTTGACCTCGATATATCGAGTTCTAAGTTTTCCTAGTCGGGTGTCGGTATCTTCTATAATTGATCCTGGCGTGGATTGAATTACTAACATGGGTACCGGTCCATTTCGGGAGGCGTTTGAGCAGGCACTTATGTTATTTTGACATAAGGTTGATGGTAAATCCTTGAAATCCGAGTTAAAGCCGTTAGACTTTTTCTCGATTTTGAAGGCTTCTCCATTAACGGGCCTACCTTGGCGTCCCGACTTGGCGCAAGAACTTAAGAATGCTCCTAAACAATGACCAACATCCCGCGAAGAGATGATGGTATTGCCTAAGAAGCCTAAGTTCTCGCGTGTACCGGTAGTCAGTACTAATCCTGTTAGTATTAATGAGGCAGCATTCACCATTATGTCGGACGATGAACTTCGTGACGACATGATGATGTATGCTTCCGACCAAGAAGGATTCTTTGAATTCTTCTCAAATCTGAAGCGCTGCTCGATGATGGCGGACCCTCCTCTTCCTTATGTAGGTACTCCTTATACCTCTGCTTCTCGAGTATCTCCACTCGGGAAGTTAGGTCTAAAGGACGAACCTGCAGGAAAGGTTAGAGTGTTCGCTATGGTCGACTGTTGGACACAGTGACTTCTTTTTCCCCTCCATAAATTGCTCCAAATAGCTCTCCGTCGTATTGACGAGGATGCTACTTTTGATCAAATTGGAGTGGTAGAGAAGAAACTAGACCAACTAGCTCGTAAATATAAACGGGGGAAAGCTTTCTCTTTTGATCTTAGTTCTGCCACTGACCGTTTACCGGTAGGTTTGCAGGTGTCTATTTTAACACCCCTTTTAGGGAACTATCCATCAAAAGCGTGAGCTTCCATCCTGACTTCCCGCCCGTACCTTCTTCCTAAGAGGGCACAGGTGGATACAGGATTGAAGTCTGTTAAGTATACTGTTGGCCAACCGATGGGAGGTTACTCCTCATGGGTGATGCTAGCAGTAACTCACCATGTAGTGGTTCAGTGAGCGGCCTACTTAGTAGGTAAAGTTGGCTGGAAACGCTGATTTGAGGACTACGTAATCTTGG